TTAGCAACCACAGCCTCTTGTGCCTGGAAGAAGGACTTGGCCTTCATTCCAACGAGATCACAACATTGGACAATGTTCAAGTTTTCACAATAAACACCATCAATTGTCATGATTTCCCAGCACAATTTCTTCTTAACCGTACCTTGGCGATTCAAGGCGATCTTCGATTTCTTTGCGGCAACATCTTCCATGTACGGGCGAGACAATGAAATGTTCCAAAGGTCTGGAACCATGACAATCTTGCTTTGAACAACGCCATCAACGTAAATCGGATTTCCATCTTCATCTCGTTCGGCGTAGTACATGCGCACCTTGTCTTCATCAATCTCGTTCAACAATTTTCCATTAACCTCTCGTCGAAACTGGTCACGGACTGTGGGACGAATATATACATCTCCGCGTCTCAAACGTGAATAGGGATTCACAGACATTGCGGACTGCATAGTTTCATCATTGGTTGTACAAACCACAATCTTAGGTTCAACAGGAACTCGACCTTTCTCAGCGACATCTGCTTTTGGGGCATAGCAGGGCTGATTGTTTTTCAACATGATCAGTTTCATTCCTTCATCTTCTTGGGCGTGTTCCATCTTCGTGTTATAAATATCATCCAAAATAACGATAGTTGTGAATCCTTTGTAAGAGGTCCAATACTTGTCATTTCCTTGAATAACAGCCTGGTGTCGGTCGGTACTCGCAAATCCGTTCTGAACAGCAACGGAACGCGAAGTAATCTGACTATGGGAAGTCTTTCCGATAGATGAGTCTCCTAAGATAACCATCACATACGGAGCTGTGCGAACACCATTCGCATTTCTCCATCGAATCAACTTATCCATCCAGCACAAAACATTTTCCTTCTTGTTGAGCATAATGGTGTGCGTCACTCCCGATGTACGGACAGTGATCGCTTCCAAACTCATAATCAAGGAATCCAATCTGCCATGAAATTCAGTGGTATCAACTCCCATCTTCTCCAGCGTACCGGGTTCGATGTGATCAGATAGCACCTTACACTTCATATACTCGTCCTCTGCTTCCATGATTTGGGGATCATCATATAGAACAGCTTGCAATTTGCCAGTGGCAAAAGCATAGCAACCAGAGTCAGCAAGATGAGTGACCATTTGCATAACAGCATCCAGGCAATCAGGGGCAGTCATAGCTTTATCTGTCATCTCCTTAGTGAAGACTTCAACACCAGCAATAGACCATTTACAATAACGCTGATCCAACAGTCCCAATGACACCAATGCACACATGCACTTGGTAACCTTCGGAAATAAAGAGCTGCTACGCAGCACAGACCAATTGTTCTTGTATTTCTGGATACGTTCTAACCACGAAGGACCATCACTGTGACTCTCTAATTCAAGCGAGTCATAGTCTCCTTCTGCAACAGTCGGGGTTTCGTTCAGGGACATGAGGAAATTCCATACATCAGTAGTAAGTCCATCTTCAGACACGTAGTGCTTATCAATGAATTGCATCAATGAGAAAGCAATACTAGTCATACTTTGGGCATAATAGCAGGCACAGAAACAGTAAAATAGCGATGTCAAATATTGCGTATGCGTAGAAGAAATGTGTCCTCGAACAAGTTCCTTCAGAGCAGCAAGAGTCGCATCGCCCGCAAACGAATGAGATTCCAAGGGTCCATATTTCTCCTTGAAATTCTCTTCAGCTTCCAACAACAGGTAGTCACTGACTTTATTCTTCGCATGGAGGGAACGGAGTTCCACAACGCGTCGATAAGCCTGGTTCCTCGCCTTGGTAAGCTTGGTAACCACTACCTTCTTCCTATCCACCTTTCTCGCGTATTTAGCACGAGAATAATCCTTTTCACTCTCCATCTGAGACTCCAAAATTTGACAGTTTCCAAACTTCAACTGGTGGTCGAAGTTGAATCCTTCAAATTTGAGCCAATGGGGCAGTGTCATGGTGCTTTCGGGCACCAACCTATCAATTTTTTCGCAACTGAGCAGCGTGTGTGTACTAGTTTCTCCACACAAGGAGCGTTGGTTTGTAATTTGGTTAGTTACGGTGGTTTTCCCCCTGGTAGGGGCGATCTTACTGGTAAGGCAAGATCATTTTGGTATCTACGGTTACCCAATTAAGGGCTAAGTATTCCGAAT